GTCGCCTTGTGGCTAAAAAAACGACCACCTTTAGCGCTGTTACATGATTTGCACATGCTTTGTAAATTATCTGGGCTCCACATATCGCCACCCTTAACACGTGGGATTATATGATCTACTGTGTGAGCTGGCCTGCCACATGATGCACACTGCCAGCCATCACGATCTAATATGGTAATGCGCAGCTTCTTCCACTTACCACTGCCTATTGCTCTATTACTCAATGCCATCCTTTAAGCTTGTAATGCTCTAATGCTTTACACATAGAACCATAGCGTGATTTATTATATTTAATTCCCCAATTTATTTGCTGATAAGGAGTAGCAGTTTTAAGCCACTGACTTTTACCCTGTGGTATACCAAAGTGATTACCAGAAGGTGATACTGCTTTAGGATTCCACCTGGATTCTCTGTAATACAAATAATCTAAACAGTCAAACTCTTCTAAGTTATTAAGCTGTATAAATGCCCATTGTCTGTAATGATTTGTTTTGTCATTAGCAACGGAATGATCTTTTACAAAGATAAAGTTAAATGCAATTAACAATAGAGTGAGCCAAACTCTGCACCTTCCGAGCCCTGCCCTTGGCGGCTCAGCTTTGTGATTTAAGATCACATGCTTGTTTAGGGTAGCATGCCCTGTCAAATCAATCAGCATAACCGCAGGTCACACGGCAAGTCACAATACGTAAATCATCGGTGTCAATCCAAGTTTCATCCCAGCCACCGGTCATATCGACATCCAACCTATGTATTGTGCATCCGGATTATCTATAAGCCACTGCTTACGCAAAGCGTTTTGTTTAGCCCAATCCTCAGCTGTAGCCTCAGGCATTCTTAGCCCATCCACTACCTTTAAATATAAGACCAGGTGCGCTATACATTCTTGACATTTGCAAATTACATTTAGGGCAACTCATTGGCCCACTGTCATCATGATAGGATCTATGTACTGATCCATAGGTGCCGCATTCATTACAACTGTATTCATACGTTGGCATTACTTTGCTCCAATCAAAACACAGGTGTGGCAGTTAGTACCTAGGAATTGCCAACTACCACACTGCGTGCATCTCGATACGCTACTGTCAGGTAAACCTATTGCTTCTGCAATATTCTTCACCCCGACAGCGCCACAATCCATACACTGATAAGCCTTGAATCCTTCAGGCATATCCAACTGATCGAGCCATAGAAACTCAGTCTTGCGTTTACAGCCATTGCATTTAAATTGTGGGTGCATCATGGTAATATCCTTATTGCCTACAGTGGCACTGAGTACAAACTAAGAAATTACCAGAATGTATCAGCCTGTCGTCATTACAAGCTACACAAACATCGGTAGAAGGCAAGAACTTTACCTGGTCGTTCTCTATGCGCTCCAGGTAAGGTCCGCCTCTTAGAATCTCTACATATCCCATTATTTACCTCCCATCCCATGTTTGACGCTGACCAATAACCAAATCTCACGCAACAGTGATTCTTTTTCTTCTAAAGATAAAGTGTCGTCAACATCAACAATGGTAAACAAATTATCAATAGCAGTATCTAAACTTTCTTTTGCATATTTGTACTGTAATTTACTTGCTTTATCCATTATTCGCCCCCTTTCTCTTTAGCAAAAAACCAAGCACCAGTAGCATCTTGCTTGGCCCAAACAGCATGTTCTTTTATATTGTTTTGACAAACATATCCATAATAAGGTTTGCCCGTTGTTTTATTAGTTCCTGATCTCAACGTATGCCCATATTCGCAGCACAGCGTTGGTGGTTTTGGTGGTTCAGGTATTTTGACACCATCTGTAGTCCACTGCACTGGATCATCTAATTTATTATCTACACTGAATGATTCACGCAACACTTCTTCTACAGCCCTAGCCCTTGAACCTGGTGGTGAATATGTTGCTACCTTTGTCATTTCTTCTCGGCTAGCCCTTTTGCCCTTAGCTGCATAACCCGCGTTTGCAAGCGCTCTGCCGATTGCTGAAGTCTCCGCATTCTCCAATGCAGAAGTTGAATTGACACCCCTATCAGACACGCTCTCACTAGCAAGCCCAGTCGCCCACGGCTTTGCATCGGCTTCCGTCTTAAATAATTCAGCACTAATAATGTATCTAGTGTCTGTGGCCTGCTCAATCTTTGTGAATACTCTTCCATCCGGATACTCCTTCCAAAATTTTTCTAGTCGGCTCTCGACTGTTTCGTAATCTTGTAAATTAAATGCCATTAGTCATCCCCCCAAGTGAAGTTGATGTCGGTCTCTGCATCAAGGACTGTCTGGTATATCGAAATGTAAGCAAGTGCATCCTTGATACTGTCTTCATGGCCTGGAGATTCACTAAGCCTAGAAACCTTGACGAGCGCCATACATAATGCGACTTGACTAGGTGTAATTGGATGGTCGAGGTATGCCGACCACAACTCACTGATCCTTTTATGGTTTGTGTAAGGATGACCATAGATCGTTCCCCTTGTATGGACCAGATCGACAACATCAGCTAGTAGCTTCTCAGTTTTTGTCATAGTCAAATACATCATCTGTCTGCACTTTGTTTTCAATCATTCTTCGGTGCATATCCCAGCCATCTTTACGACCAATCCAGTAATACCGGGTCTCTGCATTTTCTTTAACTACGTTGATTAACCAACCAACAAGAATTGCAGCTAAGAATGCGTAGCACACTGCATAAAATACATCTACAGTAATCATATAGCCCTATCTATGCTCACATACTTTGTGGCATGGCAACAGTGTGACACCTGTGTATGACTTTGTGGATTATTTAAGGCGTAGTTTGTATAACGATTAGGTAACGATGTTACCCGTAATACCTGCCCAATGCTGTAAATGAGCCATCCTTAGGATCAATCGGCACCAACGTGGGTGTTACTGTTTTTCCTACCACCTCTAACAGTACCACGCCATTCTGCCAATTTGCGCTAGAATGCTTCAAATAAGAGGCTTTTTTTCTATCCATAAGATTACCTACCTCTACGCCATGTAAGGCCCTGTATCGGCTTCCTACGGCCTCTGAGATACTACTCATGCCCAGCCTGTGCGTGTGCCCAATAATGGTTGAAACGCCCCATTTTTTACTAAGGTTAATCGCTGTAATGCCCGCATGTTGGCTGATATTGCCCTCATCGCCATGCGCCATAAACCAATTAGTTCCTGGTATCTGATATGGCTCTTTACTGTAAGTCATGCCCATCTCAGCAAACCCCATAAATTTAGGGTATTGAAGCTCTGGCAAACTGATTAAGCCAGGTACTTTTAATAGAGTGTTATATAAGCGATCAGTATGATTACTGCGCTGAATAATACATTGACTGCTGTACTCGCTGAGATCCCAAAGAATCTCTTTAGTAAGCTCACGATCAGCGTGAATAGTTTGTTCGTAAGCCAAAGGTGTGTTTTCGCTCCATCGACTAATGGTTTGAAAATCAATTTCATCCCCGACCACCAATACAGAATCAAACTTCTCCCTACGTGCCAATTTAATTACATTCTTTACAGCTGCCACATGATGAAAGGGCACCTGCAAATCTGAGATAACTAGGTATCTAGATGGCTTAATCTTCATCCTCTTCAAAGTCATCAAGTGGGTTTGTCATTGGATCTTTAGTATCTATGATCCAGTCTGGATAACTTGACCTATCCATCGCAAACGCTAAAGCTGTGCCTTCATCCATTCCAGATTTACGGCAGGCCATATAAACCTCATTAGCTGCTATAGCCCAGAAGTCTAACTTTGTAAGTACAGGCTCTTTAGTAGTCCTGCGCCTACGTGCTATTTTCTTCTTAGGTTTGCGTTTAGTTGCCATAATTAAAATTATCGCTTACTAATTAAAACAAAGAGATCATCGACACGCTGTTCTAGTTTTAAACTTCTTGCATCAATTCGATCAACGGCGTCTTTCATCGAGCTGCCAGAATTGGGGCGCAGTTCATTAAGCCAGCCTCTAACTAGAAAACGTAATCCTACTAGCCCGCCTGATAGCACGGCCATAACGCCAGCGCCAAAGCCAGCCCATTCTGTAGGCGTCATGCTTCATTAGCACCGATGCCATAAGCATTGTCGGATTTATCTAAAGCCCTAGCTGCTGGACCTGCTAAAGCTGCAACAATTACAGACACTGCAGGATCTAAACCTAATTCATTACTTGCTAAAAATGTTAGTAGAGATACAAGAACACCTCTAAAGTATGATTTTAGTATTGCTTTTTGCTTCTTGCTTATTTTCATATTTTGCCCCCTATTAGTGGTATGTCGAACGCTGTGCCATTTAGATCGCCTAATGTTGTAAAGCTGATATGTATGTGCTTCTTATGCGGGTTAATGCCTTTGTACTTACGCCATTTCCAATTTAATATCTTCGAGCATATTCGCCCGTTATAGATGACGTATGATATGCGTTTATCTTGTTTGGCTGCGATTCTGATCTGGTCAGCCAGATAAGGTGCGAGGCTGTCGGATGACTGTAACCGAGCATTAAGATCAAGACCTCTGACCCACCCAAATTGGTCTGGATTATGATCCGATTTTCTGGCGGCATGCCTACTATCGCCCAGCCATCCTTCCGGACTTTTAACATCCCTATTTGGAAACCACGTATCAACTTGATCTCTTAACTGCACACCAGCTGCACATAGTTTAGGTTGCATTACAAACCTAGAGCGGTCAAGTCCTCAACAGTTAAACCAAGGGCTGTTAATTTAGCCTGCGCTGCCGCTTTGGTTTGCAATTTTGCTTCTAACTCAGCCATTTCATCAGCCTTTACCTGCTCAATAGCATCATCAATTTCAGCTTGTGTTGGTGCTTTACCTTCAAGATTGATCCATTCAATAGTTGAGTAATCTCTATTAGAATAGACAAAACCTGCGTTCGGTTTTAATTTCTTAATTGCTTTTCCTAAATAATCATTCATTATGCACCAATTTCTAATAAAGTAATTGTTGAAACGGCTAGATTGGCAACGCTTTGATATCTTTGAACTGTTACACCAACGGCTGCAACATTATTTGCAAATTGTGTTTTGTAAGTGGTTGATGAAGTAGTTGCAGGACTATCTAAATAACTGGCAGAAACTGAACCTACTTGGTTGAAAGTGGCTGCACCAGTAAATGCGTTGCTATCTGCCATTTCTAAAATTGTAGATGCGCCTCGTAATAATTTAAGTTTCAAAGAGTTATTTGAATTGCCATTTTCTTTGAAAATCCCCTGTTGCGTTACAAT